AAAATGCAAGTTATGTGTTGACCCGAGGGGTTAAGTTAAATATATTTCAAGTTAAGCAGCAGAACAACCCACCATTACCGAAACAATGAGGAAAGCCAGAATGTCAGATACAACACGCCGCAGTCTTTTGATGGCCCTCCCGCTCACTGGCGCGGCACTATCGCTGCCCGCGTTGGCCCATGCAGGAGACCGTCACGACCCGGTTTTGCCCCATTATCGCCAGTGGGTTTCTGCTCGGGCTGAATGGCTGCGCCTCACTGATCTTCCCGGCAACGGCAACTATGACGCTCCTGAAAGCATGGCCGAGGAGGACAAGGAACAGACGGCTTTTCGGGCGATGTGCGAAGAAACCCCAACCTCAATGGAGGGTATCGCCGCCTTGGCCCATGCCCTCTGGGATCTGGACGGACCCGTATTTTGTCCTGATCACGAGGATTATGAAGCGGCCACAAACAGCCAGAACTGCAAGCTCATTGCCGCGATCTGGCGTGCGGCCAGTGGGCAGACCGGCCTGCCAGTCTAAGCTGGCAACCACGCCCCCAGAGCTTCGGTGTTCTCGCCGGAGCTCAGTCCCTGATCTGGTGCATTTGGGTTTGGAACCCCGTGGAACAGCTTGGCCCTTGTTAGAAATCAGGAGGCCCGCATGAGCGCACCCGCACCACACCTTTCTGTCCTTCGCCGCCCTGAAGTTGAGGCCCGCGTGGGGCTCTCCAGATCCTCGATCTACGCTTTCATGGCGGCGGGACATTTCCCCAAGCCCATCCGCATCGGTGCCCGCGCCGTCGCATGGAGGCTGTCCGATGTAGAGAACTGGCTGGCCTCAAGATCTGAAAACAATATCCCCAACCCCGCAACGCCTGAGAAGGAATGAATATGACAACGATCGACCTTGAAAACCCCGCCGCTGATCTGGACAACCTGCTCTCACGCATTGGCAAAAGCGTCAACAATGACGCCGCAACGTCTGCCAATACCGCCCGTCTTCGGGAGGAGGCAACGCAGATGGTCGCCAAAATCAAAGCACATGCAGATATGTCGCGCGCCCGGATGCTCGAACCGCTCTTACCCCGTGCGCAGATCGAAGATGCAAAGCGAAATGCGGAGGCTGCGGCCGTTGATAGCCAGCGCCTCGAAGCCGCTATCGAGCTGTTGAGTGCTCGGGCCGCCGATTTGAAGGCGCGTGAGTTATCATGCAAAAAGCTTCGGCTCTACCATAACGCCCAAGAGCACAGAGACAAAATTGCTTCACAGATCAAGGACCGCTTCCCCGCAATTCAGGCGGAATATCTTGCGATGATCGAAAGCATTATGCAAAGCAATGCTGAGGTAGACGAGGTGAATGCAGACCTGCCCGAAGGGATGCCGGCACTTGAGAGGCCGGAAGGTGTCGCACGCGGCTTTTACGATCATGGCAGCTATGAGACGCCGGTATCATTCCGCACATTCAGGATCACGCAAAGTTTGTTGCCCAGTGCTGATGGACCAGAAGACGCAGCATGGCCGCCAGTGCCAGACTACCTGACCGGCGTGCAGCAACGGCAGAAAGGGTTCTCGCAGGCTAACGTCAGGGCATTGTGGGGCCGCAGGAGACCATAGGGCCAAGCCTTTGACACCACATCCTCAGGGCGGCAGCGAGAATGATCCTGCCGCCCTAAATCTACACGCGGAAAGCAAAGCATAAATAAGAGGTTGATCTGAATGGATGCCAAGTTTGTAAAGGACGTTCAGGCGAAGGGCTGGTCGGTTCAGGCTGTCTCCCAAGATAGCGTGGTCGCCAAGTGCCCAAGCGCCGGGTGCAATCTGTTTGCCGAGTTGAAATATGGCGGGCACGTTCCTGCCGTTGATCCTGGTTGCCGCCGTGATCCTCTGGACGTTCAAGTTGCCACATACGACGATATCAGACGCCAGCTCCGCAATGCGAGGGAAGGCCTGCTACTGACCATTCGAGAGGTCGAGGAGATTTCTGGGATAGCCTCGGACCATCTTGCCAAGGTCGAAAAGGATCAAAACCCACGCATGCCTCCTGCCCAGATGCTTTTTGATTGGGCCGGTGCGCTTGGATACGAGGTGGTGTTGCGGCCGATCCCGCTCCCCGCTCTGGCAATCCGCACAATCATGGACACGCGCGACAAGACCGCGGCGCGCACCAAGCGTATGACGCTGGAAAGCAGACGCCGCGCAGGCAAGTCGCCGCGCGGCGCGTGATCTTTTACAGCCTTATTCGCCGAACATTGCCCCGAGATCAGGCGCGCGCTCTGGAACGGGGCTCCCGGGCATCCACCAGCTTTCATTCCCATACCTGTTTTTCTGCGCTGTGGCCTTCTTCCTGAAATCTGCTTCGGCCTCTGGATCAAGGAAGGTATGAAGTTGGTCAGCAACCAAGCGATCAAAGGCGGGCCCGATAACTGGCGTCTGTGCCATAGGCGTGTACCGCTTGAGCGCGGTAGTGGCCTCCTTGGACAGATTTGCGTCCTCACCCATCGCAAATTGCCATGCGTTCTTGATCGTCAGATCCCATGCGTCACCGACTGCCTGCGGCACAGGACCGGCCACGTATGACGAAAAGCCCCCGCCCCATGAAGTCTGGCCGGTGGACACAATATCGCCAAGGATGGCAAAGCCCCCACCTTTCAGCGCAGCGCGCGCCATGAAGTCGGGGTTGTCCATCGGCTGCGGATCATTGCCCTTGATGATTTCCCCGAGTTGAAGCGACACTGCGCCAAGGACCGTTGCCCCGCCGATCAGGTTGGCCGCGTAGATGGCGCGCCCCCATTCGCCCTGCTGCGCCAGCGTGCGGCGCCATTGGTTCACCGTGAACGTCATGGTGAAGCTCTTGAACATGAGCGCGGACTTCATGATTTCGTACTGAAACGTGCCTGGAGGGTTGTCGCCCGCCGCCGGATCAAAAAACCCGCGCGCCAGAAGGCTCTGTGTCGGCACGGCAAATTCTGTCTGTTCTTCGATCACGCTCTGGATCTTGGCGAAAATATCCTCCGCTTCTCCGAAAGGCAGGTCTGTCGCCTCGCGCCAGTAGAACGGGCTGGCAAATGTCGCTCCATTTCCGGCCGTGAACAGGTGATCTGCGTTGGTGAATTTGAGCCATTCATCATCGGTCAGGCCGACCTTGCGCAGCTCTGCCTGCAATGCCGGTGTCACTTCTGACAGCGACTTCCCCGCCTGCGATGCCATGAGGCCTGACATTTCCATCTGGAAGGCGATGCGCGCGGCATCCGTCCATGCTGCAAGCCCCTGCACGCGCATAGACGCACTGGAAAGCCTCTCCGCCACCTCGGACGGTGGAACCTCTGCCTGAAAGCGCGCAAGGGCCGCTCCGGGGTCTGCCAGCGTGTCAGCGATCCACCCCGCGCGCGCTGCCTCCTCCTGTGTCATGGTGTCTGCCATCATCTTGACATGGCGGGATAGGACGTTCTGTGGGTTCATGCCGATCTGCTGCGCGGCCAAACGCACTGTGTTGAGGTCGGATACGGATGCGACGATGGCGCGATCGAGGAAGGCCGAAGTCATGATGTGCCGTGCCGACGACATGAAGGTGGACATATAGTCCTGAAACATCGTCTCCGCCACGCCGCCCCCGCTCTCCACCTTGAACATGCGCGCTGCAAATTTGCCGTTTCCAGCTATCTTGTCGGCGTCCAATCCTTCCTTGCGGGCGCGCTGCGTTGCAAGCTGCTGCTGGTACTCAACGCCCATGCCGGGATTTGGCCCGAAGCGGCGCATGGCGGCAATGTCTCGGCTCATCTTGTGGACGTGGCCCATAAGGCTCTTGAATGGGTCGCCCGTGCCGTACTTCTTGTTGTATTCGATCCATGCGTCAGCGTCGTTGAAGTGAAGCTGGCGGCTTTCCGCGCGGCGCCGGTACAGGGCCAATCCCTGCGGCCGCCCGTAGATCGCATCCTTGCTTGTCTCGCCGTAGCGCATGTTGTCGTAAATCTCATTCAGAAACCGGCGCTGGATTGCCACGTCAGGCAAGGGACCGTCTGCCGCCTGAAATGGTTTTCCTGTCATGTAGTCCTCGATCTGGGTCCACTTGAGATTTGGTGAAATGTCGTTGAACCAGTTATCGAAGCCCGCCTTAGTGACCGCCGACCGGCTGTGACTGTGGGGGATGCCGTAATTGTCCAGTTTTCCGATGATCCCGCCCGCCTCGTTAAACATCAGGCGCACGCCCTCGGCCAGCGCGTCAGCCGCCGCGTCTCCTGTCGTCTCGCCATGCAGCGCGCGCACAATGTTTCGCATCTGGGCGGGCTTGGTCACATTGCCTACGATGTTGCGGTGATGCTCTTTGAGGAAGTTCCCGAGCCTGCCATTGAACCGGCGCACAAGGCCGCGCGCCTCATAGTCCAATGCCTCGACCGTTTGTGTCTGGTGCTTCGTTATGTCGGCTGTCGATTGAACCTCGCGCTGGAGCTTGCGCATGTTCCCAACGCGCGCCTGAAAGACGTGCCGCGTCTCGCCCTGCTGCTTCTTGAACGCGGCCTTTGTGTCCTCCGCCGCCATCGCCTCCGCGTTGTGCCGGGAGTACCCCTGCCGCTCGTATGTGTCAGCCGTGTCCTTCCACGTCTTTTGAGCGTATTCCGCCCAAAGCCGCGCCTTCTCCTTCTTCACCGGATCATCAATGTCGTCCAGCATGTCCCGAAGGCAATCTGCAAAGCTCATGCTGCACCCCTCCGGCCAAAAGAAATTTGAGTGCTTCCCCGTGTGATCCGCTTGATTTGTACCATCGTGCAATCTCCAAAAATGTATCCGATTGCAGTAATAAAACGTAACAAGAGCAGTTCAGATGCACGGGCAGAATAAAGAAACGTAATTCAGGTATGGCGAAAAATAAAAAATCGTGAACGACAGAAAGCTGCGTGCCGCGAGAGAGGGGGACGACTACAGGATCTGACCGCCGCGATTTTGCCCCCGCCCCCCCTCCAGATCGGACCCCCTACCCCTACCGGCTTCTCTGCATTTTATGGGGTATCGACGGTGCTCAAAGTTGGAATGCCTGCCAGCATGCATGCATTCTTTTGTGTGTCAGGTGGTCAGATGAGATCATACCGCGTTCGATCTTCAACCTTGGGGGTGTAGCGATCTTGCGCGGCGTTATCGGCATACTGCCGCCTCTTGGTGATCCATGCGAGAACATCGGCTTTCACGGTCAGGCGCACAATCTCGCATGCTTTGGGGAACCCCTCTGCCTCCAACGCCTCTCGGTTCTTTCGAAGCCAGTCAGGAGCATGGCCCAGCACCGCCGCGCACCAAGCACTGCTGCCATACTCCGATAGCGGATCAAACGTGCGGTCATGGCCTGTTTTCTTCATGGGAGCATGCATGCATTCCTACCGGCTGGCTCGATAGGCGTTCAGCGCCCGCTCGATGATTTCAGCGATTGGCATATCCTCAGCCTCTGCCAAGTCTTCGATAATCTGCCGGGTGCTTGGCTTCATGCGTATCGACATTTGATCAGAGCGGCGTTCCACTTTGGGTTTGCGTTGAACGGCCCCCCGCTGGGGGATGCCCGTATTCTTCGGGGTGCTGGCGGTGTCGATCATGCCGCCCAGATCCATTCCCTTTTTCATTCTAAAAGCCCTTTCACATAAACCCAGACCTCGGCCATTTCGTGCGCGGCCTTGCTGTCGTTGGTTTCAATAACGCCTTGCCCAGACGCTCCAGTTTCGGCGTAGATAACCCGCTGGGCGATGTTCACCGGCGCCACTCTGCCATGCTGAGCCAGAACCCTCGCCGCTTCCTCAGTGAGCTTCGCCCGTGGGGTCTGGGACATGACGAAGGCAAAAGGCACACGGGCAGCGTTGAGCGCGGCAATGGTTGCGCCCACTGCCCTCAGATCATCCGGCGATGGCCGCACAGGTATCAATGCGAGATCAGCAACCGCCAATGTATCGGAAAGCCATGCGGGGGCCGCTGGTGGCGTATCAATCACGACCAGATCAAACTGGTCTTTGGCGGCCGTCAGTGTGCCATCAAGGGCATGGGGCGCGGGGTCACTGTTCAACATCACCGGCGTTTCGGCCTCGCGTGCCTGCCACCACTGTCTGAGGCTTTGTTGGGGATCCAGATCAAGGCAGAGAACACGCTGCCCGTCTTGGGATGCTGCCACGGCGATGTTTCGGGCAAGGGTGGTTTTCCCAGCCCCTCCTTTTTGTGCAGTGATGCAGATTGTGCGCATTTTGATCATTCCTTGCTTTGCTCAACAGGAAAACAATAAAACGACACTAAAAGCAAGAGAATGCTTGCCAGCATGCATGCATGCATACTAAGCGTAAAAGAACGCTATGGACGTTGGGTATTTATACGGGAGGTTTCACCATGAAATTCATCACCTATCTTCGGGTCAGCACTGATCGCCAAGGCAAGAGCGGCCTTGGACTTGAGGCGCAGCGCAAGGCGGTGCTGGACTATGTGGCAGGCAAAGGCCTGATCACCGCTGAGTTTGTCGAGGTCGAGAGCGGCAAACGAAACGACCGGCCCCAGCTGGCCCGCGCGCTTGCAGAGGCAAAGCGGGTGGGGGCAGTTCTGCTGATCGCAAAGCTGGACCGACTGGCCCGCAATGTTGCTTTCATCGCAAACCTTCTGGAAAGCGGTGTAGAGATCGCGGCGGCCGACATGCCCGAGGCAAATCGCTTCCTGCTGCACGTTATGGCCGCTGTTGCTGAGCATGAGGTTCAGGCCATATCAGACCGCACACGCGCGGCGCTGGCCGCTGCCAAGGCGCGGGGCGTTAAGCTGGGATGGTCGATACCCGAAAGAGCAGGGGAGCAGCTTGCTGCCTCTCGCAAGGGTGCAGCGAAGAACACGGCCAAAGCAGACCAGCACGCGGCCAACGTCCTGCCCATCATCCAGCAGATCGAAGCGGGCGGGGCATCCCTCCGGCAGATAGCGTCCACCCTCAATGAGCGGGGCATCAAGACAGCTCGGGGCGGGTTGTGGTATGCAGCAACGGTAAAGAACATCCTTGCACGTCAGCGGGAAGAAAAGGCCATAGCAGCATGAGCACCAATCGCCAGATGGATCTCTTCGTCGCCTTGATCGGTGACGTACCATTCAGGGACGAGCGGGAGGCCATGAGTGTTCCCCTCGTCGCGCTGTCAAAGAACAAACGCACCCGGATCGAATGGGAAGGGCCCAGCGGCCAGCGGGTTCTTGTGACAGCTCCAGAGGAATACGGTGTCGCAACGATCTGGGATTATGACGTGCTCTTGTGGGCAATTTCTCAGATCAACGAAGCAGTGAATGCGGATTTACCGGTATCGCCCAGGATCGAATTTCACCCGTATAACCTGCTGAGGGCAGTGGGGCGAGACACGGGCGGCAAGGGATACGGTGAACTTAAGGCGGCCCTGCATCGCTTGAGGGCTACGGGTGTCGCTTATGAAGGCCCAGCGCTCAAGGGCAAGCGCCGCAAGCTCGGTGCCTTCAACCTTCTGACCGCCTTTCAGATCGAGGAAAACGACGAGGGAAAGGCCAAAGCTGCATGGATGGAATTACCGATGTGGCTCTTTGAGGCGGTGACAAAGGATCGTGACATTCTTTCAATCTCGCCAAAGTATTTCGATCTAACCAGCGGTCTCGACCGGTTTCTATACCGCCTGTCTCGGCGCCATGTGGGCAAACAGGCTGGATGGGTTTTCACATTTCGGGATCTGCACACGCGGAGCGGTTCTGCACAACGATACGGAGATTTCGCCCGAGACTTGCGCAAGGCCATCGCACGCAACGCATTGCCTGAATACAGCATGCGAGAGATTGAAGGGGTGAATGGCGCATCCCTTGCCTTCAACAAAGACCCTGCAAAAATAGAATGGCGGCAGGACCGTAGATACAAACTGTAAGCCTGTGGATAACTGTGCGACCGCTCTAAAATGGGTCGGGGTATCACCCGTTCCGGAGGTCGGGGTATCACCCGTTATTACTCGGGGTATCACCCGTTCATGCCTGAAAATACGTCATGCAAGCATCTGTAAATAAAGATCATTTAGCACCGTCAAAAGAGCGTAACTCTTTAACTATCTCTTACAGAGATACTTCTTAACGTCAGCATGATGGGGGGCAGCACTACCCTGCTTATGCTTAGAAATGCCCGTTCTTTGTGTTTCAAGACGCTTCGGTTACTTCCGTGCATGCGGGAATTTCGCCAAGTGTGTTTTGATAGGTTCCATCAACAAAGGAGCTTAGAACATGACCCACAAAGACGACGATCTGCTTACTGTCCCCGAGATCATCACCGAACTGCGCATACATCGTTCCACTTGGCAAAAGATGGTCTCTGCCGGGACCACACCGCCAATCGTGAAGATCGCAGGCGCGCAGCGCGTCCGGTACGGCGCATACCGCGAATGGCTCATGCAGAATGAAAGCACCGGCCAAGCGGCATAACCGAGAAAGAGAAAGCCCGCGACCTTTGGAGAGGCGCGGGCTTAGAATTGCATTATGCTGTGGGGCAGCATCTTTGCGGACAAGGTGAAGTATAACACAACTGCTCACCGTGCAAAGACCAACCGCGCCATGGCTTTAAAAAAGGCCGAATAAATGGGTGTTTTTGCTGAATGGCAACCGCGCTACGCTGAACAAAAGATCGCAACCTTTCCGCTCGATATCAACGGGGGGCGCAAGAAGCCTGCAACGAAGGGTTACGGCTGCGTGGGCCTGAGAGGCTCAGAACAACTGGCAATAAAATTCCCCGAAATGGACGCTTTCGCCTTTGTGGCAGGGAGGCGCAGTGGAATAACTGTTGTTGATATCGACGCCCCCGGTGACGAAGATCTGTTGCGCGACACAATGCGGCGATATGGGGACACCCCTGTAGTTATACAGACCGGCTCAGGGGGCTTTCACCTTTACTATCGCCACAACGGCGAAGATCGAAAGGTGCGGCCAGATCCTACTGTGCCTGTCGACTATCTGGGTGGAGGCATGATAGCTGCGGCACCGTCTGAGGGCAGCAGGGCGCGGTATGGGTTCATTCGAGGCGGTCTGAATGACTTGGACCGCCTGCCGGTTGCTTCAAACCTTATCCAGTTCCCGAAGCCGAAACTGGTGCGAGAGGCGCTGCCAAGAGCGGGATTGATCACAGAGGGGCGCAACAATGCCTTGTTTTCCCACCTCATGAAACTGGCCCAAAATTGTGATGATATCGAGGCGGTGTTAGATGAGGCGTTCACCTTTGCAAACAATCTGACAGACCGCACCGCGCGGCACCCATTCACCGACATGGAAATCAGGAGCACCGCGAAGAAGGTATTTGAAATCACAGCACGCGGCGACAATCGGTATGGCAATGCGCCGACTGCGAACATTCAACGCGATACGGTTTTAACCCATGCCGCGAGAAACCCTGACGCCTTCGCCCTATTCAGCATCCTACAGGCCCACCATAAGGGACTGCGTGCCGAGTTCGCCATATCCAAAGCAATGGCTGATAGCCTTGGCTGGAACCTTCGCAAATTCAGAAGCGCCCGGGATTATCTGGTCAACGCTGGCCTGATCAAATGCGTTCACCTCGGCGGGCGCGGCCCAAGAGACCCAGCTAAATATCGGTTCTGATGATCAATCCCTAAGGGGTGCAATTATGCTCCCCAATACTAACCTACACCCCTCCCCCTTCCTATCCCAGCCTCCCGCCCGTGAGAAACTCCACTCCCCCGGCCCTCCTTCGCACCGAAAACCTTGCCAAAGTCTTCATTCTAAGGGTCCAGAAAAAATTTCGCGTTTTGACCAGTGGTTACAGGTTGTCGCATTTTGTCTGGTTAAATCTGGCCTGTGGGTGCGTTCTGGGCTCTGTGGCACCCACAAGGGGGGCGCTGCGCGCTGTTATGGGTCCATCCCGTCTAACAGGTCTTTGCCGTCTTCTATGATCTCGGGTTGCAGTTCATTGCGGCGGAACAGGTCACGGAAGCGCAGGAGGCCGGCCGCCATTTCATCGCGCATATCGGCAAGAGCCATGACGAGGGGGCCAATGGATCGCCACACGGGGCGCAGGAGAGCCGCTAGGGCAGCATCTGTTATCTTTGGCCTACCATTGCCGCCGCGCATTACCTTGCCCTCTCTGACAGCCCGCACAGCGGCCTTGATACCGTCTATTTGTGCGGTGGCTTCCTGTTCTTGGATTGCGACCGCTGCCTCTCGTTCTTTGAGGGCGATTTCACGGGCAGCCTGTTCTGCTTGCTGGGCATGAACGGCACGGGCGCGACCGGCAAGGGTCAGCTGCTTCTCTTCCATCTGAACCAGCTTCTCTGATAGCCACCGCTCATATGTTGCCAGGGTCCTGACGTTTGCCTCTGTCAGCTTCTCCTTTGCGCGCATCTTTGTAATACGGGTCTGAAGCTTTTCGACCTCGGCCGCTTTCTCGCTGATCTCTTTGGGCAGATCGCTGTGCAACTGCTGTACTGAGCGGTGAATGGTTTTAGACCGCGGTTCACCATCTGCAATCCTCTGCGTCTTAGACTTGCCCCTGACGATCATCGGCGCAAAGTCTGCGATAGCCTGAGCCGCAACGTCCTGCACCTGCTTTGCCATGCTGGGGGTCAGCACCTTCGACAGTGGGCGCCCATCAGGACGGTAGGCAGGCATCTGCCCATGAGCATGGGGGGCGGTTTCATCCCGGTGCGCAACAAGACCGGTGACCTCGGAACCAAGGAGGGAGGCCACGGCCTTTGCCACCGCTTCATATGCTGCGTTCTGCTGTGCTTTGGGCAGGGCTTCAAAGATCGGCTGGGCGGCTTTGCCAAAAGTGATGATGAAGCAGCTTGCTACAGCAGCATCGCTTCTCATGGCGCGCTGTGTGGTTCGGTTGGCGCGATGGGCCAAGCAGACCCGGCGCAAAGCTGAGGGCGGGGCGGGTTCGATGATGGTAGAGTTGTTCGAGATCCTCTCTTGATCGACATAATCAGGAATGTGACCGGTGCGCAGATCATGGTGGCGCGCAGATTTCGCCCGCCCCATTGCGCGGTGCTCGATCCTGACAGAAATGGCGAAACTCTTTTCTTCCATTCTGACAAGATACGAGGTGAGGGTGAAAATCGTCCTACAAAATAAAAGCCGGTAATCCCTGAAATTGAGAAGTTTGTCAGAACCACCTCTCACACGCGCTTGGGAACCTACTAGCCATAACCTGCGGTTACGTCTCTCCGGCGAAGGGGCGCGCTGCCCCCTTTCGAAACCCCAGCGGCTTACTGCCTTGTTTATAATATCTTGCCACATACCCAATAACTGGCAAAGATTGCCCAATGAATATGCTCACAATCTCAGCTCTTGTAGGCTTCATTGGAACCGGGGCTTTTGCTCAAAGTGACGCCGCTCATAATGCGCGGATGATCCAGGCTCTCAATGACGGGCTCACAGTTTTTTGCCCGAATGATTTACATGATCAGATCGCAATGGAAGCGTGCGTCAGCCGACTTACGAATATCAGTTTTTTGGTTGTGGCGTGTGGATCGGCCTATTCTGACGATACCGAGCGGCTGACCTGCTACGACAATCTGCGCAAGGGATGGATTGATACCAATAGGCCAAAACGGTGATCCCGCTGCGGGGCAAGCCCCAGACGACTACACCCCTTACGATGCAGATCAAGCGCAGCGAGGCGCTGGTGGCGCGGATGGAGACGGCGTTGCAGAACCCCGAGTTGGCACCGGACAAGCGGCAGGCGGCGGAGAGGACGCTGGCGGGCGCGCGCCTGATGCTCGACAGTCGGAAGGCACGGCAGCAGGCCAGCAAGCCCTGATCAAAGCGCGGCTATTCTGATCTTGCTTTGGTTTCCAGATCGGTGAGCGTTTCAGCCTCAACATCAATGGGCCGGATCTCTACAACTTGCTGCCCTGGGCGAGCATACTCGTAACCGTGGCTCTGCCGAGCGTCGATGTGAACGGATACCGCTGAAACCTTCCCGTCACTGGCGAAGAATTCCACCATCCTTGCTCTGACAGCCTCGCTCTTTGAGTTGAGCATCAGGCCCATGCCAACCTCGAAGGCTCGGGCCTTATACACCGCCTTGTCGGCCTCGATACCGGCGATGAATTCGAGCTGTACCGTCTGGAGATAGTCGCGCACCGCTGGCCGCTTCATTGCTTTGTGAAAGCCTTGGGGGCTCATGCCGGCCACTTCGCAGGCGGCCGCAATCGTCATTCCATGTTTGACGCGCAGTTCAATCGCATGACGGAGCGCAGCGCGCATGCGTAGGGGGCGGGGCGTGATCACTGAAAGCTTTGTCATGGTTCTTTTTGACCCCTGAAACCATAGGGATCAATGCATGGTCAGAGCGTGCGTGCAAAGAGCGGCTGAAAAGAAACAAGGGTGCGGTTTCCCAGCACCCTTGCAGCTATCTCCCCTTGCGGGGCGACGGACACCCGTTAGGGGCCGCATATAAAATCTACATAGCCACCGTGGGCTAAAATGTCAATAATCCTACGCGTGGGGCGTTGGTATTTGTGCCCTCACAAGCCGTAAGATCGCCGTGAAATCATCCTCTGGGATCGCGGGCGCCTTACCCCTCACAAGCGATAGGCGGGCCACTGACAGCGTTGTGATGTGGCTACAGATTGCCCAGGACATGCCACCCTCAGGCAGCACAGACGGGAAGGCATGGGCCAGCTTGTTATCGGGCTGTGCTTTTGTTGATAATGGCACGACCGTCACCACACCATGAAGCGTTGCCCGGGCTGACAGGATCACCACTGGACGGGTTTTCCAGAACTCAGGCAAAAGCGCATCCTGTGGAAAGTCGCACCAGTAAACCCGCCGTGGTTTTGGTGCGGCTATGAGCTGAGGTTTACGCCGTGGCGGTGTCTCCCCGTGGTCAATCATGCTCGATCGCACTGCGGTTTTCTTCAGGAGCGTTCAACCGGACACCCGGCCCGCCGCCGTTCTGAGGTATCAGGACAACGCCCGCTTGCGTCAGTGCCGCCTCTATCAAGGCCGCGTTGCTTTCCCTAATGGACCCGCCACGCTCAAAAGATGTGATCGCGGTAACGCTCAGCTTCCCCCCATTTGCGCCAATGGCATTCGACAAATCGGATTGTTTCCAGCGCAAGAGTGCCCGTGCCGCTGCGCATTGTGTGGCTGTGATCATGTTGAACCTAAAAAAAATGCAAGTTATGTGTTGACCCGAGGGGTTAAGTTAAATATATTTCAAGTTAAGCA